TAGGGTCAAAGCCTGAGCCGTGGGCATATACAATAGGAGGATTATTATAACGTGAACCTCTATCGTTCATCTGGTTTACAATAACATCTATTGTGTCTCGTAGTCCCTTAATAAATTCTCCTATTGACATTCCCCTGACTTGACCTTCCATAGGTATAGGACAACGATGAATAAGCCGAGTTGTGCCTGTCTTCTGCTTATAGTCATCATATCTCCAACCAAGAAACACTCCATATTCTTTCGCAATGACTACAACTATATCGCGCATCAATCCTTTAACTTTATATTGTCCGTACCACTCTCTTATCTCGACTGGCTTTTTATTGTCAATGGAGGTTTGTCCTGCGCTTTTAGCCTTTTCAAAGAGCTTAGCTGTTATCTTGTCGACATTCTTAAAACCTATCTCGGTACCTTCATTCTCTAGCCACTCAACTGAACGCTCGTATGTATCTGCCCACCAATCCCAGTCGTTGGGGTCATAGGAAGTTTCATTCTTATCCCATAATATCTGCTTGGCATTTCTTCCATGCATTACAGGATTACGATAATAGAGTTTCTTTTGAGGTCGCGTTAAACTAATCAACTGATACTCATGGCCAGATTCGTTGAGTGGAGTAGGTTCGTCAGGATTAAGTTCGACAAGCTCATTATTCTCATCTCTAAGAAGTTCCTTAGTATCAGGGTCTCTTAGCGCTAACAATTCTACGTCATCGTATACACCATGCTCTTCATAGATAACTTTCCAAAAGAATGAACCTACTATAAGTGACTCTCTAGTTGCCATCATCTTAGGAACACGCACGTTCATCTTGTTAAGTTTCTGCCAGTCAAGATATGCCTCTATCTTAGGAGCTGTATATAGGTCTTGTTTTCCTACTGCAGTAACATGAGTTAGAGGTAGTCGCTCAAACTCTACTCTATCGCAACGTGCAACAATCGTTTGTATTGTAATAGCTTCTATCGGTATACCTATATCTGAACATCCTGGCCAAGGATTAGTCTTAGGAAGGTCTTTATAATCAAGTCCTCTTACCGACCTCATAGCTCTAAACCTATTATGTAGATTGTCAATAGTATCATTGAACTTGTTTACTTCCCTATCTCTAATAGAGTTATCTGTGAGTGTCTTGACGTGATTATAAAGGTTGTTCTCGAATAACTTCTTCTCGAGTTTAGCCTGTGCCTCTTGCTTCTTTACATTCTTTTTAGCCATAGTAGTTTCCTTATTACTCCAATTATTACTATCAACAAACTAACTGGTATTACAAGCCAATGTAAATATATTCTTTTACCTGCCATTTATAAACCTTTTGAAGTTCATTCTATTATGAAATCTTCTTACTCCATTTGAGAGCATGTCTCTAAAAGACTTCTTTTGCTTATAGAAATCATCTAAGTTCTTCTCAGCCATTTTTAGTGCACCGTAAGCTCTTACTGGGTCATCCATAAAGCCTGGAGCACCAAGAATAAAGAAGTTTCCCTTTACCTCATCAAATAAAATGTACATTGCAGGCTTTACGTTCTCGCCAAACGGGTTCTTTTCAGCCTGGCGTTTGGTATTTTGCGCGACCTCTTCTTTATTTTTATCTTCTTGTGGCGTCTCGGGAGTCTTATGCTCATCCATCACTTCTCCTTCTTTTATAATATCGTTTTAATGCCCTGGACATTCTATTCTTGTGAGCTTGTGTAAAAGGTTTTCGCTCTACTGAGCCATTTGACCCTACAACTGCTAGACGAGGCTTTTCCTTATATCGCCCACATACCTTAACAAGCCTTGCACCGTTAATTAACTCGTCAATACCCACAAACGACCTATTTTACAACTTGTCCATTAGGCGTATTGCACTTATTACTTACTGGCTTAGTCGGTGGTTTTGCTGAGCCTGTTCTCTTTGAGTCTTCTTCGCCATAGCCCACATTCTTCATTCTTCCACCCTTGCCACCCTTCTCGACTGTCTGTCCACTTGGGTTGCACTTTGAAGCATTGCCTGTGTACTTATAATCTCCTGCCATGTCACTCCTCCTTTGTTACTAACTTACCATCCTTATTAAAGTCTTCCCCTATCCCTATAGGTTCAACATAATTAGCTATCTTATTATTGTAGTAATCTCGTATCTCTATCAAGTCCTCTTTGCCAAGTCTATTGCCTGACCATCCCTTCGCCATATCATCCCTTACAAATATCGGAAGCTTTTCCCATGGCGTACCTTGCGAAATAGACATGTAGACCTTTGCGTTCTCTAGATGTTTGCCAGTCTCCAGTATCTGCTCGACTGTATCTATCTTATGTACTGTCGCGATGCCCAATATGACTACTACAACTAATATTATCCAAACTTTATTCTCCATAACCTCTTTCCTCCTTGCTTAGTCTGGTGAGCCACTTCTTGAGGGTGGCGCACTCTTCCTTACTACTCTCTGGCTACCAAGTGACTTGTAAGGACGTAATTGTCTTACAGCGCCACCTATCGCACAGCTAATGACTCCATCATCATTACAGCCTTCCTGTGCTTCTTCCTTTTTAGTGTCGGGGTTCTTGATGAAGGTCAAGCACTCCCGTATTAAATCAGGGTCATTAAGAGTTAACGCACCTTGCCTTATCTCCTCCTTCATTTGACCCAACATCTCTGGTCTTGTCTTTGAATTTGTTTCCCAACCAAACTTTGTCGATACTGTCTTTTTCTCCTTGTCAATTGACTCTTGTATAAAGAGATTACCGTATATTGCTCTAAGCTTCAAGTTAGCATGAAAGCCATACTTATCATTCTCTATCGCTACCTCTGCATTATGTAAGAACGATGCAAGTACAAGTGCCTTCTCAGCTAGCTCATCTGGGTCGCACTTACCTTTAAAAGTAACAGCTATGGAGTTTGTTCTCTTGGCGCGAGCAGTAAGCCAAGCATAATCTGTCCCGCTCCCACTACAAGCATCACCACTAACAATATACTCCTCTTCACTACGTGGCTTAATCTTTTCCCATACCTTAAAGTCGCCATTTGGTAGCATTCTAAATTCATACTTCCAATCTACCTTTACTATATTGCCTATGCCTATTGGCTTCTTATCTTGCTTCAACTGCTTGACAAGTTCTTCTTTATAGAACGCACAGTCACCTGATGCAATAAATGCCTCGTCTGGAGTTGACGGGTTCTCTTGTTGGAATTTAATAACGCTACCTTGACAGTTGTTACGTATTGCCCATCTCCTCCACGTTAGTCTCTCCTCTATATAATCTATCCCCTCACCCTTCATTTGATTATAAAGGACTTTCTCATCCTTAGTAATCTCAGTCGAGTAAATCGGGTCAGCTAACTTAAAGCCATCAACTATCATCCTATTCTCTTCTGCCCAGTACCAAGGTATGAATATCTTTATGTAGTCGTTCTCTTTACCCGCCTCATCCCATTCCTTCTTAAAGTGATTAAATCCATTTGCAGTCGACTCCTTTATTATCATTGTCTCAGGGAGTACTGGAACGGAGTTTGATATACCAAGCATTATCTCGTCTGGATAAGGAAAGAACGCGTACTCTGAAAGGTGGACATAGCGGAATGTATACTTTCTACCTGCCTCTTTATGGTTGGCGGTGTCTATGAGTATCTGAGAATGTATTCTAGCAAACTCAAGTTTCTTTTCATTAGACTTCTTCTCAGGTGCCTTTAAGTGACTAGGACACTTCTCTTGATATAACTTTGATATTTCAAACAAGTAGTTCGAGCCATCGATGTCATCTGCTACTATTAAAGAGTTATTATTCTCACGCTGGCTTGTATAGGCATAGATAATTGCCTCAATTAAAGTAGAGCACCCAAGTTGTCTAGCCTTTAATATAAGGAGCCTGATTGGTTTCTTTTTAACGATGAGCGCTTTAACGATAAGAAGAATTTTCTTTTGGGCTTTATTGAGAATGAATCGCTTGAGCTCACCGTCTTTTGTCTTAACTGTAAGGTGACCATCTTCGATGAGACTAAGTGGAGCTCTATCTGCTAGCGCCTTTTGCGCTCT